CATGGACAAAGACGGCAACAAGAAAGAGCCAATGAAGAAAGCTGTTGCTGACAAGAAAGCAGGCCCTAAGAAAGGCGTTAATCCATTTGCTAAAAAAACTAATGAAGCATTAAAAGGCGGTCAGAAGAAATTAGATGTAGACGGTGACGGCGATATCGAAGCAGATGACTTAGCTGACTTACGTGCTAAGAAAGATAAGAAAGTTGACGAAGCTGGAAAAACAATGAGTCGTGCGGCCAAAGGTCATGAAAAATATGGCAAGGAAGGCATGGCGGCATTAGCCAAAGCTGGTAAGGAAGGCAAGAGTCTAGAACCAGTTAAAGCCAAGTACAACAAGTATGACGAAAGCACAGCATGGAAGAACAAAGCTCAAGCAATGAAAGAAAGTTTAGATTCGATGGCTCCGGCAGCTGGTGGAACACAGGAAGACCTTACCAACGCCGCTATGGGTCTGGCAACGTATGCCGCAAAAATAGATCCTCAAGGCTTTGAAGCTGCAATGGAAGCTGGAGACGAAGCATTTGCCAAGTATCTACAAGATATGTTAGTTAAAGGAAATGTACAACCAGATCCAAAAGCAGTACAACAAGCAATGGATCAAGTTCAAGGTGGAGAACAAGGTACTGGCTCTGATGATAGTTCAGCAGAAACTACTCCTGATGAAGAGATCGCTACATCATATAATTCAGAATCAATTAATGAATCAACCGACTTTGATCGTATGAAGCAATTTTTAACACGCTTAAACGGATAATATTATGGATATGAAACGCATCTTAGAAAAATTAGACCAAGTTGGTTCTAAACCAGCTGTCGATTCAACTGACATGAAGAAGTTTGTGTCTATTGTTAATGAAGGTGCGAATCCTCATAAAGTTGCGTTGCCAGTACAAATGGCAATGCAGCATTATCAAGAAATAACTGCAGAAAAAACTCCTGTTAAAGAATCATTACTTAAAAAATATTTTGCTGAAGCACAAGATGTTGCTGTACAGGCAGCTGAACAACAAGCAGTTGAAAAGCAACAACAATTAAACATGTACGCACAACGTATTGCTAAAAAAGTCTTAGAAGGTCACAAAGACGATGCGTACACTAGAGATTACAAGTCTAGCACTAGCGGCTTTGGTCGTAAAGATTCACTAGCATATCAAATGGACGGTGGCGCTAATGACGAAGGCTGGGACGAAGAAGAACCAAGACAGCGTAGACATTATAAAAAATACTCACCCAACGACAACAAATCAAAAGAAAATCCTAAAGAGGGTATCCTAGGCGATATCAAAGATGCTATTGTTGGCAAGAGCGCAGAGGAGTGGGCCAAGACCAGCACACAAATGGCCGCATTGATCAAAATGCGAGCACAATATCCAAATAATCGTGAATTAGAAAGACGTATTAGTGATTTAGAATTTAGGCTAAATCAAGGGTCGGGAGAAGTAATGGACTACGATCCTAAAACAGGACAACAGTTTCCCAAAGTACCACAGCCGCCAAGACAATAATTAGGAAAGAAAAATGGATTTAAGATCATTAATTAACAAACTAGATACACTGGACCAGCAACAACTTTTAAAAGAATCTGATGAAGTGTTTGAAGCGTTAACTGGTATTCAATATTCAGACGTTGAAGCATTAGCTAGACAGTTTCCTCCACCTAAAGATACCGAACGTGCGGCTGCATTGGCTAAAATGGCAAAGGATAACAACTTGCCAGGATTATTTGATCCGTTTACTAACAAGTATGTTAATGCCAATACTGGTACATTTGCTAGAATTGGTGCGTACGATGCTGAAGTCACTGTTCTTAAAAATAAAGGATTATTGCCGTTAGGCGCAACAACATCTAACTGGGGCATGGGCCAGGATCAAACAACTGCTCAAACAGGTAATTTATCCGCACAAGAAATTATTAAAAAAGCATATCGCGCAGATCAAATCATGGACTTAGCATTGCCTAAGTTGGCTAACCAACTACAACTTGCTCCTGCGGCACCAGCGGTGGCGCCAGCTAAGGAATCATTGTCATTAAACATTGCCAATAGTTTAATGGAAGAATTTGGCTACGGCAATACAGAAGTTATTGTTGAAGCAATCGATCGAGTACAGCATCAAGAATTAAAAAAATTAATTGTTGATTTAAAACCATATGAAGGTTCAAATCATCAAGTTGCTCAAGTTATGGTTATGTTTGCGTCTTACAATAGATCACGTGATCAATTAATTAGAGAAATCTTAAGTTTAATCAATCGTATTAAAAGACGCCTTGCCAAGAAAACTACTCAAATTGCTCCAGCACCAAAGGCAGCGGCAGCTCCTGCCGATTCTCAATCAGGCACTGCTGTAAAAGAATCTGTACAGTTTAATCTTATAGAAGGCGAAGAAGATCAATGGCTATATCACTCAGGTAGCAGAGATGACGACTCATTGACGTTTATTAATTCTAGAACTAACGAGTTTTATACTGTTGGTACTGTGATGGAAAACATCGATGGTACACAATATATGCTTGTTGAAGCAGATACTTCAAAGAAAGCCCCTGAACCAGAACGTGGTACGCTACAACGTGTAGACGATACAATTCGTGCAGTTGCCAACGTATGGACTGGCGGATGGGCAGATAACGTAGAAGCTAAATTAAATTCATGGGTTAATGGTACAACATATGGTGCGGAATTAAAAAAATCACTAGCACAAACTGATGCCGCTAGCAAGTCATCGTTGATTAAATTTAATGCGTTTGGTAAAGAATGGAATCCATCAGCATACGATGTAGGTACTGTTGTTGGCGGAGTATCTATGTTGCCAAGTTTAGGCTGGAAAGCAACAGGAGCACTAATAGCCGCTGATATGGCTCAGGAAAAATATGTCCGTGAACCGCATAATGAAAAAAATGTGGCGGCCGCTGGTGATGTAAAAACTAGCAGTGATACTGGCCAAGGCGGCATGACAGACAAAATCCCGCCAAAAGGATTCCCATACGATCCAAAAGTAGAAGAAATACAAAAACAATTAAAAGAATTAGGCTACAACTTAGGAACGTTTGGCAAGAACAAAGACGGAGTCGATGGTAGACTTGGTCAAACTACTGCAACTGCATTAGAAAAAGCCAAAGCAGATGGCTACACTATGGGAGCAGATGGCAAGCTCGTTAAGCAAGCGGCTAGTGCGGCATCTGCTGCAACACCAGCAACACCAGCAGATCCATCAGCCCAAGCTAGCGTGCCGAACCAATTTCCAGCAAGTCCTACAGCCCCTGCTTCGGCGGCAGAAGAACCTGCAGCAACTGACTTAGGGCCAGCAGAAGACCCTAAAGAAGTTACTGGAGCAATTCAACTAGCACTAGGAGTATCATCGACTGGCAACCTAGGACAAGCAGACATAGCGGCATTTGGCGAGTATGTTAAGAAGAACGGCGGTGATCCTTACGAAGCTCTAAACAAAATTATATCTGGCGCTGTGGCAGAATCTGTGATGTCAGAGGCTGAAAAAATGTCAGCATTAAAATCAAGATTGTCTCAATTAGATGAAGCGGGGCGTGGTGGAACGGCAATTAATTTCCTTACTAAATTATTCAGCAAAGGTGAAGCTAAAGCGGCTGGCAAAGAAGTTGCTGGGTCTACTGACAACGCAGTAAGAACTACTGTAAACAGAGCTAAACCAGATAATCCAAATATTGCTGGACAGAACCCATATGTTCAGACTCGTAGCGGTTACGGCACAGGTTCACAACCTACTCAATTTGCTAAATTTGAAAACAGCGCAATTGGTAATTTGACTAAAGCTGTCGACGACATGATTCGCGGTGGAAAAAATCCAGCAACTAAAGATGTAATTTTAGCGGCTGAAAAAGGGTTTGCTGAAAGATTTGGATTTAAAGCTGGGCAAGCATTTAGAGGTGCTATTAATCGAGGCGGCAAGGTATTAACATTTATGAAGAATCGTAAGTGGTTGCTTGCTTTCTTATTATTGGCGGCTGCTGGTTTCCTATGGAATGCGTTAACACCTACAGATAATCCAGATAATCCAGATAATCCAAATAATCCAAATAATCCAAATAATCCAAATAATCCAAATACACCAGTTGTGCCGCCAAAAGAAGAACAAGGTGGCATGGACGCTGAGATACAGGAAGATCTGGACGAGTTGCGTCAACGATTACAAGAACTAGTCGATGGCTGGCCAGACGATGCTGAAACAGCATCGACACTTGCGGCGGCGGCAGAAGTTGGTGCTAAACCTGCTGGCGGGGCTGTAGTATCAGATCAAGGAGGCATGCCTGCTAAGACAAACACTGGTCCTAGGATTGGAGCACGTACAGGCGTTGACATGTCTAGAATTGGAAAATAATCAAAGTTGGTTAAAAAGAATGGCAGATTTATTCTGCCATTTTTTACCTTTGAGCTTTACATTCTGTGATAAGTATTGTATAATAGGCTATTACTAGGAGATTTACATGGGTGGACGTTCATACGGCGCAGAAGAAAAAGCAAAACTCGAAAGACTAATTAAAGAAGGCTCAACAGTATTACGTGAAATTGAAGATTTATCAGAAGGCTTAAAAGATACTGTTAAAGCAGTAGCAGAAGAATTACAAGTTAAACCTAGTGTTATCAATAAGGCTATTAAAATTGCTCACAAAGGCGATTGGTCTACTTATAATGAAGACTGGGAAGAAATTGAAGCAATTTTGGATATTACAAAAAATATCTAAACGTGTTATAATATAATGGTACGGCAGGCCATAATCTGCCACACTAGGTGTTTGTCAGCCAAAAATGACATATGGAGAATAAATGAGCTATGTAGACGCATGGTTTGACCGCGAGAATGATATTATTCGAGTTGTCGAGCGAAATAAGAAGGGCGAACGAGAGTTTCGCGATATACCCGTAAAGCATACGTTTTACGTTAAAGATGGAAAAGGTAAATTCCAATCTATCTACGGAGATCCTGTATCACGGATTGTCTGTAAGAACACAAAAGAACTACGCAAAGAACAAGCAATCAATTCAAACAAACAAGTGTTTGAAAGTGATATTAATCCTATCTTTGTTACCTTATCAGAACACTATCTAAATCAAGACGCTCCTAAACTAAACGTAGCGTTTTTCGACATTGAAGTGGACTTCGATCCTGACCGTGGCTATAGCACTCCTGAAGATGCGTTTATGCCTATTACCAGTATTGCTGTTCACCTACAATGGTTGGAAACTCTAGTTTGTTTTGCTGTTCCACCTAAGACATTAACTTGGGAACAAGCACAAGATGCCATTAAAGACTTTCCCAATACCTACTTGTTTAAAACAGAAGGCGAGATGTTGGATGCGTTTCTTGATTTGATTCAAGACGCAGACATACTAACTGGTTGGAACAGTGAAGGTTATGATATTCCGTATACTGTTAATCGTGTTACCAAAGTATTGAGTAAAGACGACACAAGACGTTTTTGTTTGTTTAATCAATTTCCAAAGAAACGTGAATATGAAAAGTTTGGCCGTCAAAGTATTACATACGACTTAGTAGGGCGTGTACACTTAGACAGTTTAGAGCTGTATCGCAAGTATACATACGAAGAACGTCATTCTTACCGTTTAGATGCTATTGCGGAATATGAGTTAGGCGAGCGTAAAACACAGTACGAAGGCACCCTGGATCAGCTCTACAACAACGATTTTAAGACATTTATTGAGTACAACAGGCAAGATACTTCGCTTTTGGACCGTTTAGACAAGAAATTGAAGTTTCTTGACTTAGCTAACACTCTGGCACACGAATGTACTGTTTTACTACAAACTACAATGGGCGCGGTTGCTGTTACAGAACAGGCTATTATTAACGAAGCACACAGACGTGGATTCCAAGTTCCTAACAGAACTAAGATGGACGAGCGTGAAGACAGTCAAGCGGCTGGTGCGTATGTTGCTTATCCTAAAGAAGGCATACACGATTGGATTGGCTCCCTGGACATTAACAGTCTGTATCCTAGTGCTATTAGAGCATTGAACATGGGTCCGGAAACTATTGTTGGACAGTTACGTCAAACAATGACTGACGAATACATCGAAGCGCACATGGCAAAAGGTAAAAGTTTTGCGGCGGCTTGGGAAGGTATGTTTGGCAGTTTAGAGTTCACCGCAGTAATGGAACAACAAATTGGATGCGACATTACTATCGACTGGGAGAACGGTGATAGTGATGTGTTAAGTGCTGCCGAAGTATATCGTTTAATTTACGAAAGCAATCAGCCTTGGATGTTAAGTGCTAACGGCACTATCTTTACTTACGAAAAAGAAGGTATTATTCCTGGCTTGTTAAAACGTTGGTATGCTGAACGTAAAGAAATGCAAGCCAAACTAAAAGAATGTATCCAAGCAGGTAATAAAGTCGAAGAAGAGTACTGGGACAAACGCCAGCTAGTTAAGAAGATTAATTTAAACAGTTTGTACGGTGCTATTCTTAATCCAGGTTGTAGATTTTTTGACAAACGCATTGGACAGAGCACAACGCTTACTGGTCGACAGATTGTTAAACACATGGCTGGTAAAGTTAATGAGATTGTCACAGGCGATTATGACTATCGCGGCAAGGCAATTATATACGGAGACACAGACTCCTGTTACTTCTCAGCATATAAAACTCTCAAGACTGAGATCGATGCTGGACATATTCCTTGGACTAAAGAAAGCGTTATACAACTATACGACCAAATTAGTGAAGAAGTCAACACAACTTTCCCACAATTTATGTTAGACACATTTCATTGTCCTAAGTCACGTGGTGAAGTTATTAAAGCTGGTCGAGAAATTGTTGGATCAAAGAGTTTGTTTATTACTAAGAAGCGTTACGCCGTGTTGTATTACGACAAAGAAGGCAAACGTGCAGACATCGAAGATAAGCCAGGCAAAATTAAAGCCATGGGCTTAGACTTAAAGCGTAGTGATACTCCTGAATTTATTCAAAACTTCTTAAGCGATATTTTAGAAAAAGTGCTTACTGGTGCCGACGAACAAATTGTATTGGATCATATTAGCGAATTCAGATTGAGATTTAAAAGTAGACCAGGTTGGGAAAAAGGTAGTCCTAAACGTGCTAACAAGATTACTGAATATCAAGATAAAGAAAAGAAAGCAGGTAAGGCTAATATGCCAGGACATGTACGTGCAAGTATTAATTGGAATACGCTCAAGCGTATGTACAATGACAAATACAGCATGGGCATTACCGACGGTGCTAAAGTTATTGTTTGTAAACTTAAACAAAATCCGCTGGGCTTTACTAGTGTTGCGTATCCAGTAGATGAGTTACGTTTGCCACAATGGTTTAAAGACTTGCCGTTTGATCATGCTGAAATGGAACAGACAATTATTGATAATAAGTTAGACAACTTAATCGGTGTGCTAAACTGGGACGTTCGCAGTACTGAAGAAAAAAATACTTTTAATTCACTATTTGAGTTTTAATATGAAAATACTTATCGCAGGATATGGATTTGTAGGAAAGGCAGTAGCTAACGCTTTAAAAGACAAGCACGAAGTAGTTATTGTTGACCCACAATACACAACAAACGAAATAAAACAACATCACGATGCTGATGGATTGATTATATGTGTTAACACGCCGACTGGTGAAAACGGAATCATTGCTGAAAACATTGCTAATGTTTTGGATCAAACTCCTGTTTTTATGCCAGTACTGATTAAGAGTACCGTAACTCCAGCAGTAGTTGATGCGTTTAACGAAGTATATTCAGACCACAGCATAGTATACAGTCCAGAATTTTTAAGAGCTAATACAGCTAACCAAGATTTTTTAAATCAAAAGTATGTTGTGTTAGGAGGCGAAGACCCAGAGTGTTTTTGGCACGAACTATTTCAAACTACATTACCAAATTGTAATTTAGTTTTTAATTGTACAGCACACGAGGCTTGCTTAATTAAATATTCCACTAATTCGTTTCTTGCTCTTAAAACTAGTTTCTTTAATCAAATATTCGATGTGTGTGTTAAGACAGGAATGGATTTTGACATAGTCAGACAAATCATAAGTCAAGACACACGTATTGGAAACGGACACACGCTAGTACCAGGGCCCGATGGCGAGCGTGGATTTGGAGGGCATTGCTTTCCAAAGGATACACAAGCATTTGTACATTGGGCTAACAAAATCGAAGCACCTGTAACATTGGTAGAATCAGCTATCAGTTACAACAAAAAAGTAAGAAAAAACTCTTGACTTTAAACGAAAACCTAAATATAATAGTAGAACATGGAGATTCATATGAAAGACATTTTACAAGACTTAGTAGCACATACACACGCACTGGGCTTTATCCCGCTAGTTAAAATCAGCTCGGACGGCCAGGCAACAGAAATTGAAGCAATGGCAGAAGACCGTTCTGTTATTGTCAACGCAAAAACTAAAGCACCAGTAGAGCAATTTACAGGTGTATTTGGTATGCCAAACTTAAACAAACTAGACATTCACTTAAAGTGTCCAGAATACAAAGAAGGCGCAAACATCAGTGTTGTCAAAGCACAACGCAATGGTGAAGAAATCCCAACAGGACTACACTTTGAAAATAAAGACGGCGACTTTGAAAACGACTATCGTTTTATGAATACTGATATTATTAACGAGAAATTAAAGTCCGTTAAGTTTAAAGGCGCCAAGTGGGATATTGAATTTGAACCGCAAGTTGCCAGTATTCAAAAATTGCGCTTTCAGGCAAACGCACACACTGAAGAATCAGTGTTCCAGGTAAAATCTGACAATGGCAACTTAGTGTTTAGCTTCGGTGACGCAAGTACACACGCAGGCGAGTTTGTATTCGAAGCAAATGTTGATGGTAAATTAAAACAAACATGGTCGTGGCCAGTTATACAAGTTATGAGCATCTTGGCATTGAGCGGTGACAAAACTGTTCGTATAGCAGACGTTGGCGCAATGCAAATTACTGTAGATAGCGGCATGGCTGAATATCACTATATTCTTCCAGCACAAAGCAAGTAATGAATAGTGTACAGATATTATCTGCTTGTTTAGCGTTCTTAGTCTTATGTGGCGCTGTATATCGCCACATAGGATTTGCTAAGATGAAAGAATGCTACGGCATGTGGTTTACAAAGGAATATTGGACTGATTACAATACTGTAGAGTTTGCCAGTTGGGCGGCTAAGGCTTGTATCATTATTCCTGGCTTAATATTTGGTATACAAATTTGGTGGTTATATTTCTTTACTCTAGCTACAAGTCTAACACTTATCTGGGCTAGCGAAAAGAAACTATTACCAACTCTCGTAGGATTTAACACTATATGGGCTTGGATTAGCTGTATGGTATTGGCACAACATTTAATATGAATAAAAACTTAACAGCGGCACAAAACGATTACGCATATTTCTTGCCAGCAACGTCGGGATTCTATAGCACTTATATAGGTAAGCAACGTTACAGTAACTATGTGGACCCTGCACGCATACCTAAGAGCTTTGGGCCTATGGGCATTGAAGCTATGAACTACCTGAATCCCAATGCGGCATTTTACTTTGACCATTGTTTGTATTCAGCGGGTCATGCTAACTTAGATTTGACTAAACCAGATCCTAGTGAAGATATGTTTCGTAACAGAGACAGAACTACTAGTTGGGTATTAGGTGACTCTGGAGGCTTCCAGATTGGTAAGGGTGTATGGGAAGGCGAATGGAATGATCCTACTGGCGCAGAAGTAGCACAACGCATGGCTGAAGCTATGGCCAAAGGTGTTGAACTTGTTCCTCAGTTACACCCAACCGGCGATACTAAAACAGATAAAAACGGAAATACCAAGTATACTAAAATTGATCACGTTAAGATTTATCAAGCCAAACTAGATGCGGCTCAAAAGAAACGTGAACAAGTATTAACTTGGATGGACGCTCTAATGGACTATGGCATGGTGCTTGATATTCCAGCGTGGGTTGGACGTAGTCCGGTTGGTGCTAAAAATAGTGGCATTGGCAGTTATGAACAAGCTGTCAGTGCTACCAAGTATAACAACAACTATTTTATTAAACACCGCACTGGTGCTTGTAAATTCTTGAACGTTTTACAAGGCGAGAATCACGCACAAGCAGAAGATTGGTATCAACAAATGAAAGACTTTTGCGACCCAACAAAATATGAAAAACCATTCAACGGTTGGGCCATGGGTGGCCAGAACATGTGTGATGTGGATCTTGTATTACGTAGATTAGTGGCATTAAAGTTTGACGGACTCCTTGAAAAAGGTCATCAAGACTGGATGCACTTCCTAGGCACCTCTAAGTTAGAGTGGGCATTGTTATTAACTGACATACAACGAGCTATAAGGAAATATCATAATGAAAACTTTACCATCTCTTTTGACTGCGCCTCACCGTTCCTTGCCACAGCAAACGGTCAAATCTATGTCCAAACAGAAATTACCGACAGAGAAAAATGGCTCTACCGCATGTTGCCGTCTCTTGATGACAAAAAATACAGCAAAGATACTCGACTCTTCCAAGATGTAGTAGTACAAGATGGACACTTTACTAGTTTTACAACTAGTCCATTAATGGACGGGGTTGAAGTTAAAGATATTTGTATATACGGACCCGGCGACCTAAATAAGATAGGTAAAGAAGGTAAAACATCGTGGGATAGTTTCACTTACGCAATTATGATGGGCCATAATGTTTGGTTACATTTGAACAGCGTACAAGAAGCTAATCGCCAATATGATGCTGGACTGTGTCAGTCGACGAAAAATTTGAACGTGTGTATTTTAAAGATGTAGTAGATGCTATCTTTAGTGCGCCAGATCAAGCTACTGCCATTGCCATTATTGACGGGTTTGATAAATTTTGGCAAGCTATTCCTGGTACACGTGGCGCTACAGGTAAGAAAACAGTTAATGCTAGTACTATGTTTTCCACTCTATTTGACGAAGTAGAGGAAGATAGTGTACAATTAGAAGATGAAGTAGATTTTGACGAATCTGCGATTGGTAAACTAGATGACTTGGAAGCACAATTACATAATGACGTTACCTGATGAAAGATATCGAGCAGTAGTACAGACTCAAAGGTTTTTACTAGAGATCCTAACTACTCCTCGAGTTCCGAAAGCAATTAAAGACCGAGCAAGAAGTTGTTTGCGGCACTATCCTAGTGACTGGGATATGAAACGTGCAGCCGAAGGTGCTCCGGACATATTCCAAGAACAAATGGAAGCAGTAACCCGTTTGTTCAAATCCTACGAGGAAAAGAAAAATGAGCAAGCGTAGTCTAGTAATTGGCATGGGTATTGGTAACTTGTACAAAGATGTACTGGCAAAACTTGGCCACAAAGTTATTACAGTAGATTCTGATATTACTAAAGGAGCAGACTTTGATTCTATTGATAGGGCGTTACTAGTACACGGCTTATTTGATACTGCTCACATCTGTACTCCCAACTTTACACATTTTGAACTGGCCGCTAAAGTTGCTCCACACAGTAAAATTGTGTTTATTGAAAAGCCTGGAGTTGCTACAAGCGATACGTGGACTACGCTAGTGACTGAATTTAAACAAACACGTTTCATAATGGTTAAGAACAATATGTGGCGCAGTAATATTGCCGAACTAGTTGAACTAGCAAGTAAGTCTAAGACTGTAAAAATACGTTGGATTAGAAAGAATTGTATTCCTAGTCCAGGTAGTTGGTTTACAACTAAGAAGTTGGCGTTTGGCGGAGTTAGTAG